CAGTACCCATCCAGGGGGGCTATATAACAGAAAATTTATACGGGATACTATATACCACCCCCGTTGCGAACCTTAATAACCCTACCCTCAAAATATCGACATATCGACATATAGATATATCGACATATTTTAGGGGGTAAGTATTATGTCCGATATGTCTTTATTGGGTAGAATATAACTATTTACCCCTATTGTGTTAAATATGTAGTTCTTGACTATCTGCCCCATATATTCTAAATGCCCGAATTGTCGCCCTACCTATATTACCCATGAGTAATCGAACATATGTTCTATGACCTATCTCACATAGAATAGACTTGACTTGTAGGGGGTGTCGTGGTATAATGCGCCCCGAATTGGTGTGATGTAAATCACATAAAATTGGCTTGACTTTCGGTTAATGAGCGTGTAAGATAGGCACTATCAAAACTAAATAAAGGTTAGGCAGTTCGGATAGGTAGCCTAAATAGTGTGAACTAAATCACACTAAATATATGGCGTGTCGAGTTGCTAAATCTGAATTAGTGCGATAGAATTACGCAGTAATCAAAACTAAATAAGGTTAAGTGGTTAAGCAGTAGTTAGGCTTGATTAGATATTAGTAGCAGTAGGTCGCCTATGGTATCACGACCCTAACTACTACTTAGCCACTTAGCCCCTAGTGAAAGGATAGATTAGTGCCATATAACCCCTTCGGGGTTAGTGGTAGCATAATTACGCCACCTAGACAAGTTAGGGCAAGCGTAGCGTGGAAGGGTTCACGCTCACGCAAGTTTAGCGAAGTCGTGGTGCGTGATAAGTCGGGTAATATCGTGGCGGTTATCGAAGATAGCCCTGCGGTTAAGTTAGCGAAGCGTAGTCGCAAGTCTGCGCAAGTCGCCACCCCTGCTACCCCTGCCCCATTAACCGAAGCAGAATTACGGGCTATTGCGCTAGAAGATAAGCGCATGAAGTTCGAAGCAGAGCAAGCGAAGTTGTATCGTAGATTAGTCGGTGAGTATAACTAGACACCGATAGTCGTAGCCGATAGGTTCGGGTTCTCTAGGGTTCGATACCCTACTACGACACGCCATAAGTTAGGGGTGCTTGACTTATAGCCATAAGTAGGATATACTTATGCCATATCGAAAGGATACTACATGGCAAGCGAAAGCGACCCATTAAAGAATAGATTTTGGAACTGCCCTAAGTGTGGCAGACTTAATCTAGGCGCATGGTGTCCTTGCGACAAGGTTAAAGATAAGGAGTAGATATGTTGCTAGAGATACTAGTGGCAGTTCAGACCTTAGCGATTATCGCTCTAGTTGCTAGAGTGAATAGATTACAAGGTCGCCTAGAGTATAGGGGTCGGTAATGATAGACCTAGTAGAAGATACTAAGAAGCGATATTGGGTGAAAGTCCTAGTAGAGTATAACTACGAAGTCGAAGCCGATAGCGCAGAACAAGCCGAGCAAGAAGGGTGGAATTACGAAGATTACCGCTACAATGCTTCGGTAGATGAAATCAAGGTCGAAGAACTAGAAGAAGGTGAAGAAGTATGAAAGATATTGACGACCTATTCGAGTTGGTCAATGCCGAAATAGTCAAGCAAGCGCAGGATATTCTAGCACTAGGCGACTATGACGACTACGACAATGCTATTGCGGATATGGTAGAACGCCTAACCGCAGTATGGTATAGCGGATATGAGTTCGGTATGGAAGATAGGCTAGCCGAAAGTCTAGACCTAGAACTTGACGAAGAAGCCGAACTATGATAACCTTAGAACTAACTCAGAGAGAGTTAGATGTGGTTAGACAAGCATTACGCACCGAAGAAGAACGCCACAAGCGGAACGACTTTAAGGTGCTAGTATTGGAGATACAAGAATTAAGAAGTAAGATAGTAGATAGTGTGATTAACACCACACGAAAGGTGCTTGACTAGGTTATAGCAAGGTGCTATAATATAGGCTACAAGGGGGTGATGATATGCCGATAGATGATGAAGAACCTACGCAGTATGAGTGCGGTTCATGTAATTGGACTACGACTAACGAAGATGACTTATGCTTCGTAGATGATAGCCTACTATGTGAAGATTGTAGAGCGTGGTGTAATAACTGCGAAGAATATACATGGAACGATAACACTCACTATGTAGAAGGTGTCGGTGATTATTGCGAGAGTTGTTGGGAGAATAACACTAACTACTGCGAGAGATGTAGTTGTAATTATCCCGACCATGTAAGCACATACCATATCGAAGATAGGGGTGAGTATTGGTGCGAAGGGTGCTATGAAGATAACGCTTCATACTGCGAAGATTGCGACCAATACTATGCTAATGAGTGTGAAGGGTGCGGTGAAGGTCATAATCGTAGGTCTAACCTAATCCACCAATACTCATACAAGCCTAGCCCACACTTCTTCGGTAATGATAAGCATAACCTATACTTCGGGCTAGAGTTAGAGATGGAGATTAGGTCGGGTAATCTGCGAGAGAGTGCGCAGTATATCCAAAACAAGGTAGGCGATAGTATCTACCTTAAAGATGATAGTAGTATCGGCAGGGGTGGACATCTTGGGTTCGAGTTAGTATCTCACCCATTATCCTTCGGTCATTGGATTAGTCAGATGTCTAACCTATGGCAAGGGTTAGATTATCTGCGTGATAATCAACAAGCAAGGTCATGGGACGCAGAGAGTTGCGGTATCCATATCCATGTAAGCAGGGCAGGATTTAAGAGTGGTGCGCATACGCATAGGTGGCTAACGCTTATCTATAAGAACGCACCAGAGATGATGAAGTTCGCAGGTCGTAAGTCTGACTATGCGAAGTTTAATGATGTGTGGCAGTATGACGAATACGATAGACCATACTTCTCCGTCAAGCACAAGTTAGACGGACGAAGCCACACCGAAAGATATTCTGCGGTCAATACGCAGAACGAACACACGCTAGAACTGCGGTTCTTTAGGGGAACTACTAGACCTAGCGGTGTTCTTAGTGCTATCGAACTAGCACACGCAAGCGTAGAATACACTAGAGATATGACCCTAGCAGATGTTAAGTTGGGTATGCTAAAGTGGGATTGGTTCTACGACTATGTAGAAACTAACAATGGTTTCTACCCTAATTTATATGAGCGTATGTCCAAAGTATCTCATGTAAATCTAAAGAATATAGAGATGATAAATGCGTAAGGGGGGTAGTTATGTGTCTATTGGTAGTATGTAATCCTAACTCGACACCGAGTAAAGATGACTTACACAATGGTGCGTGTAGTAATCCGCATGGCTTCGGCTTTGCGATACAGACACCCGAAGGTATTATATCTGAACGCAGTATGTCTGCGAAGAAGTCGGTCAAGCGGTTCTTAGAACTGCGTGAGCAGTATCCCGAAGGCTACGCTATGTGGCACGCACGATACGCTACGCATGGTGTTAAGAACGAACAGAACTGCCACCCTTTCCAAGTAGGTGGTAGCGACTTGACTTATCTCGCTCACAATGGCGTGTTAGATATTCATATACCGAAAGGTGATAAGCGTAGCGATACTAGAATTATGGCAGAAGAATTACTGCCACGACTAGGTGGTGTGTCTGCGTTAGATGACGAATATGTATATGATATGGTGTCGTCTTGGGCTAGTGGTAGCAAGGTAGCAATCATGACCTTAGACCCTAGTGCTAAATACACTATGTATATTATTAACGAAAGTCTAGGCACATGGGACGATAGCGGTGTGTGGTGGTCTAACCAATCACACAAGCGCACACAATCCACACCACGCACTACTTCATACACTAACTACTATGGGTATGATGACTATCTCGACAAGCAGATAAGTATGAGCATGGAAGATGACACCGATATACTAGCCAAGTGTATGTGGTGTGATGAAGATGTAAATATGGACGACAATCCATACTACTGCGATATGTGTATGAACTGCTTCGATTGCGGTATGACTATGACAGATTGTATGTGCTACAATGAAGCCGACAAGTTCTCCATAGTCCAAGAACAAGAGTATATAAATCGCTACTTATCAGATGATAATTGGCACTCAAAGAAGTGGTATAGTAAAGAACCACTTGACTTCTAGTATTCCTTCTAGCCCTTGATTGCGGTTAGCGGATTGTCCTGAGCACGACATTAAACTGCTCACCCCCTATCTAGTAAGGTGCTAGGTAGATAACACGACAACGAAAGGTAATGATATGTCATCAACGACAATCAATAGCGATTACCTAACAAGTATCGCTTACTCTCTACAAGATATTGTAGACGAACTCACTTCACTTCCACTAGATACGGACAATGACTTCTATCCTCGTGGAACTATTGTAAAGGCTAAGGCAGAGCAATCACGCTTCAAGCCTAAGTCAGTATGGGTTTCGCTAGGCGACGGCACATACAAGCATTTAACAGGTAAGAAGGGTCTTATTGCTACCCACTCACGACTTGACGGATATGTCGATGTCGTGTTCTCTGCCTAATAAAATACCTAACCGAAAGGATACTATGTCATCACAAGATATCGTAGTTAATGAAGAGCCAGCAGGTTCGTGGCGAGCAGGATACATTACACTTACCGATACGGAAGATGGCATAGTATCCTATGGTTTATTTACTACATTAGAAGAAGCCCAAGCGTGGGCTATACAATTAAGGAACGCTACCATACAAGCGGTATGTGTCCCTGCTTACAGTAGAGGATAGTATATGGCAGCACCAGGAAAAGCATTATTTTGGGACAAGTTAAAGGTCAAGCGTGGTAATCAAGAACAGATTACTTCGTTCAATCGCAAAGCATTATGCGCTAAGTATCCCGACCCTGACCTATGGTTCTCTGAAGAAGTAGAGGATTTGGGTAGGCGTGGTGGTCCGACTAACGCACAGAAGCAAGTCAATATAGATAGAACAATACTAGCACTTAAGATATGTAGCAAGTGTGAAGTTAAAGATGTATGCCTACAAGAAGGTATGCGTAAAGAGAACTTAGACTATGGTATATGGGGTGGTAAGATGTCAGGCGAGAGATTGCGTATGGCAGACGAACCAATCCTAGCATCAGATAGGGTTAATAAAGTTCTCTTTAGTAAGAAGATTAGAAGTCTGATTGGAGAGTTATGAAGATAAAGACACGAAGTATTATATCAGTATTACTTGCGTTCTTGATTGGATTTGTCAGCGCATTTCCAATAGCAGACATCAAGACCGAGAACACAAAGAAGCAGACTGATTGGTCAGTAGAAGACAGTAAAGCCTATGCGTTAGACCAATTACTCGACTGGCACTATAAAGAATATAGATGTCTAGTTAAACTATGGGGTAAGGAAAGTGCGTGGAGACCTGAAGCATTCAATGAGATTAAAGTAATGGGCAAGAATGCTGGCGGTATTCCACAGTTGCTAGGCTTAGACCCTAAGACACCACCGACAATTCAGATTGACAGAGGGCTTAAGTATATCTACCACAGATATGACACGCCTTGTAATGCTTGGGCATTCTTTCAGAAGAAGGGTTATCACTAATGAAACCAAAGAGATACAAGAGTATCTATGATATGAAACCAAAGGATTACAATAATGCTATGGATATACGGGGTAATCCAACTTCGGTATGCCCTTGTGGTTGTAATGTATGGTCGCTAAAGGTTAAGTTTGATAGCGATAGCGGAGATATAGAGATGTATTTCCTAGATATGGAGTGTGCTATGTGTGGCACAAGAGCAACAGCACCAACACCAATAGACGCAGAGAGGATAGACTAATGAAGTTATCTAAGGTAAGACAGTTTAAGATAGGCAGGTCATACCTAAGTTTAGGTTATAACTTTAGAGGTATAGGTATAGGCTTCGGTCTGAATAAATATACCCTTGACTTGGACTTAGTATTCTTTTGGATTAGTTGGGAGTTCTAATGATAAACGCAGAGGCAAGAGTATGGCTAGATGAAATGGCTACCTTCTTATGTGCTGACGCTTGGTCAGAAGATAGAGTAAGGGAACTTCTAATTAACATATGGCTCGACGGATATAATACCAAAGGGAAAGAAGTTATAGATGCCGACATATGAGTATAGATGTCTTGATGACAAGACACAATTAGTATTATCTCGCAAGGTAGACGACAGAGATAATGTAGTTGACTGTCCACAGTGCGGAAGGGAAATGCGTAGAGAATACAACGCAGTTCCAGTAAAGTTTAATGGGACAGGTTTCTATTCAACAGGAGGATAAATGGAAGAAGCAATTCAGTTACTAGAAGAAGCAAATAAAATGCTTGCTGATATGTTCGGGCTAGATGAAGAGAACGATAATGAGTGAGCCTAGATTAGAAGATGATGTAGCCTACTATGGTTATGAAAGGTGTGATGAATGTGGTGAACGACATGACCCTGATGAGTCACATGACTACGGAGATGACCCCGATAGAATGTGGGATGAAATGCATGAACTCTAATAGACCTGAAGGTGTTACTGAGCAAGATGAAGAAGATGAAATGCTAGCAAAGTTTTGGGCAGATTATGGTGAGAGCCTATGGGTTGACCCAATGGAGCAGGAATGGATGTTGGATGAGAAGACTAACTGACCTGCTTATCTTCCTCGCCCCTGTCATCGTGCCACTCATGTTCATCGGTGGCGTGATTAGTTTCTTCTACCTCATCTACTTCGGACTTCTCTTTATCGGGTGAGTCCTCTTCAAGGTATGGTCTGAATCCACCTATCTTATTTATTAATCTTTTAACTGCTCGCTTGTGTCTCATCCGAGCAGTATCCTCGCTAAACAATTCAAGGAAGTTCGCTATCTCCTTGAAGTCGAGAGACTCTGCGTGTCGCAAGAATAGTAATTTTCTATCCTCTTTACTTAACTTGTAATACGCAGAGTCAATCTCAAACATCATTACATTTAAGTTACCACCTTCTGATGGTGCTTGTGGGCGATTAGTCCCACCTAGATTTAACTTATGACTTACACCATACTCACCACGCAATACTGCTGGTAAGATAGCCTCAACGATTACTGGCTCATAGTAATGTAAGTCAGCAACATCATAGCCGATTGACTTGGCTTTCCAACGCTGGCAATAATCTAATGCTTGATTTCTAAGTGAACGATAGATTAAGTTCTTAGCGTCCTTCTCGCCTATCGCTTCCCACTCATCAAGTTTATTTGGGTGCTCAACGAACCATTGATACAGTGATTGTTTAATGTCTTCCATCTCTACCATAGTAAACTTCTTATGGTATTCAGAAGCGACAGCGACCACTACATAGTCCCACTTCTCAATGCGTTGCCAATCCATATTAAATTATTTCCAAACCTTTCCATCAAATACAAATGACCCGTCCATATTAACTGGAACGAGATGTGGTATAACTTTATTTCCGTCTACATACAAGACACCAAAGCCTTTATGCCATGTGAATAGTCCACCCTTTACATACTTAGCGAACTTAAAGTCCATTAAGCAGCCAACTTCCATACCCCATAAAGTCTTTGGATGACCACCGAAGTATGACTGCGTGTAATGTGTGAGACCCATGCGGTGCGTATGACCACAGACTACTGACATACCAGCACGCTTGGCTAATCCCAATGCGGTAGCACCAGCAGTAGGCTGGACATTACCCTCATCACCATGCAAAAGTAGCCAATTTGGGGCTAATTCATAGGGTTTTTCGTGGTATTTGATACCCAAATCATCAAGTTTCAAGAAGTTTTTCAACTCTAATTCAGGCAAACCTGCGAGTCCAGGTGCTCTCATCTTGATAGTATTAAACAATCTGTCCGTATGATTACTACGAATCATATGTTTAATCTTTAATGATTCTAGTACACGATATGTTTCGTCTCTATCTCTACCGATAGACTTCTCGTGTTCTAAATCAGTCCCCTTACTCCATTTAGAAATCGTCTGCATATCCATTTCATCTCCGACTGATACTACTTCATCAGGTTTATAAGACTTAATGAAACGGGAAAGGACAGAGACTGCCTTCCTATCATGGTAAGGCACTTGCAAATCTGACACGCAGACTATAACTTTCATTTACTTATCCCATTTATCTCTCAGAACTAGCAGTCCTATGATTGCGTAGTTAGCCATATCCTTGAAGGAATCTTCAAGTGATTCGTGCTCTGGATTTTTATTGTTGTCAACTAAGTTATTTATCCGTGCCAGTTTATCATGCATCCTAACACGAAGACCATTGATTGCACCGCCAGGTGCGTCGGCAATATTGCGTGGACCATAATCCCTATGCTTGGATAGCAGTAGTTTTTCTAGTTCTCTGAATGCTTTATCTACATCTCTTTCGAAAGTGGAATTGATATTTTCACCTCTACCCCCGATTGATTTATGGTTATGTCCGTTATCTTGAACCCTTGATTTATTAAGTGTTGTATGATTTGCCATTCGTCACTCCCCTCTTTCAAGTAGTTTTTTAAGTTCTTCATCTAAGTCCGTCATCTGTGTGTCAACTATCATGTCTTCGATTATACCTGCTACTACATTGGGTTGCGTCTCTGCTGTAAACAATGTCATATAAGTAGACTCTGCTATGCCCTTGATATTCTCAGGGCTATCAGCGTATCTGTATATACATCTAAGCAAAGAACCAATCATTAGTCTATACCCATTTGGTAGCACCAGTGCTGGGTCAAACTCTTCGTCATCTTCTAATAGATGGTCGGTTGCATCGAATGCATTCTCGAAGTGCTCACCACATTCAGGACATGGTGGAATCTTTTTCCTAGTCATTTACTCCTACCTTCTGAAGGAAGTATTGTGAACCTTCTTGGACGAACATAGAGTTTACATCCTGTCCATCAGGTAATTGTATAATAGTAATTGGTAACTCTCTTGCTAATGATGTAGCAAATTCTTTTCCTGGTTGGTCTCCATCAGCAAAGACAAACACTCTTTCAAAGTCAGCAAGTAATCTAGTGTAATGCTTCTTCCAACTGTTAGCACCAGGCACTCCGACACATGGTATACCTACTAGTGATGACATAGTAATTGTATCTATTTCACCCTCACATATACCAATGTAGTCTCCTGCTTTTTCTATATCTAGAACATTATACATCTTAGTATCCGAGCCAGTCATTCCCATGTACTTAGGTTCAACAGCAGGATTAAGAGAGCGAAAACGCAAATCGACAACACCACTCTTGGTAATATACGGTATGGATAATCGTCCTGTGAATGCTTCATGTCCAACCTCAGGCTCCGCGACTACGCCTAATCGAGCCAACCGTGCTGCTTCCATTGTTATGCCGCGACTTCTTAGGTAGGCTTCTGCCTGATAAATGTTTGCCGCGTACTTCTGAGTTGCTTGTCCCAGCAATTCTTTCTGCGATTCTTTTTGCTTCACGGATGTCTACCCTTTCTTGTTGCGCAACGATTTGTAACGAATTGCCCTGGACTCCACAAGCAAAGCAGATGAAAATATTCTCATCAAGATTCGCACTCCCACTTTGGTGCGTGTCACCATGAAAAGGACATTTGAGATTGACTTGACCATGACCTTGGCGTACACTCGCTCCATAATGGATAAGTATTTCTCTGATACTCGGTAGGTCATTCACAGTTCCTCTCAATCCATTGCTCCAAATTCTCTACGACCCAGGCTTTATCTATACCAGCCATGCGTCTTTTAATTATAACATATCTAGGTGGAGTTTCATCCAACCCTCTAGCCTTAGCATAGTTCTCTGCTTCGACTGTAGCCTCTGCCCAGAACTTAGGTAAGTCAATCTTCTTTGTTGCTTTTAATTCAAAGATGTAAGTTTGCCCAGCAACCATAGTAACTATGTCGCCTTCATCTTTAGAACCTGCTTTAGTTAAGCGTTCAGCAAATACTTTCTTAGACCTTAGCCACTTCATTACTGAAGTCTCAAAGGTTGCACCCTTGCGTTTACCATAACTACTCACGCCACGACACCTTAGGATACTTAGCAAAGTTAATGAAGAAGAATAGGAAGTCGAGTCTGGTAACCCAAGCGGTAACTTCTGCCACGTCTGACTCAGTCCATTCTATAATAGGATATCTTTCAAACCCTATACCAAAACAATATCTAGTATTAAATCCAATAGTTACTGTGTATCGTCCGATATCTTTTTGCATTAATGGTTCTCTGGAATATCATCAACGAACATATACTCAGGGTTAAAGGCAATCCATGTCATGAGGCCTCCTCCTGCGTCTGCTCTTCCGTATCTGTTTTTAACTGGCGCGACACCCATTGAGGTCCCAACAACTCCGAGAGTGCAGATGAGAGCAGGTAGTTGTGCAACCTTGCCCTGAATAGCACTTCGCGGTTGACACGGAGAACCTGTAACTGCTTCACTAGTATGATGAAGCACAACAACAGCAGCATTAGTTGCACGAGCAAGATACTTTAACTCCTTCATAATGGCTCGCATAGAAGCGAACTCTTCACCACCATCGGTGGCTACGTCCATTAAATTATCTACTACAATTAGAACTGGTGGGCAACCCCATAGTTCCTCAAATGCCTGCACTTCTTCATCAATATCTTGAAGCGTTGGTGCAGATTCAAATGACCAAACAATATGACTGCTCTTTGACAGAGTAGCCTTAGTCCAACCTACATCAGATGATAACATTCCTTCTACATCTGACTGACTCTTACCCGAAATCATAGACGCTAATCGCATAGCCATCGTATGAGCATTGGTATCTGCCGATATATATAACGTCGGCACTTTCATTTTAAGTGCTAATGCTAATGCTAAAGTTGATTTACCCACACCTGGCGCTGCTGCGAACATCGAAACTTCGGAACGACGGACAATGATTTTGTTGGAATCGAACGCCTTAAAGCAGGAAGGTAAAGGTTCCCCTCCGATACTGGCACGACCAACTGAGCGGACAAGTGTACGCATCCTGGTTCCTTTCTATTTTTAAAGAAGAGTCGCAACCAAAATGCAACTGGTGTAATTCGGCTACGACTCTTCCTCATTATTTAATTGTTAGTTAACTGGTTTGCATTGGTCAGGTGTACCCTGTGGTGAAGGACACGCCCAGAATGCATAAGGCTTTCCGCTTGCTTTACTGATTCCCTCTCGCCATATACGGGGTCCGTGCTTGCACACTGGCGACGCTGTACCTGACACTGCCGATACCTGGGTTGGAGGCGAGGATACTAAGGGCTTTGTGCCGATAGTGGAACTCGTGGTCGATAAAGGGGCTAGTGTGTAAGCACCTACGACTTTCTGTTGCACAGATGAAATCTGTGTTGAGTAATCGCCAATGCCTTCTAACAGCACAGACAATTCATCAGCCGTGTTAGCACGGATGTTTATCATATCACCTGTTGGTGTCTTGTAGGAAACTTGTAGTTTCCAGTCTTCATTTGCCATGTTTCTCATTTCTTAGAAGAGAACTGACAATACTCTGTCAGTCCACATCTATTGCAGTTGTTTGTATTTGGTATAAAAATTCCAGCCTTGCGTGCCTTATCAAATCCGCTCACAAGGTACTCCAACTTCTCATCAGTATACCCTGTTAAATCAATGAGTGGGGTAGTTCCTTCTTGCCTTGCCATCCAGTAGGCTCCGTACTTAACATCTACCCCTAGAACTTGTTTAAGTCCTAGGCGGTAGAAGCCAAGTTGTAGCGTGCTGAAAGGGGTTTGCTGTGAAGTCTTGAGGTCAACCACGACTAATTCACCATCAACTTCAAAGACTCTGTCGATAACCATTTTAACAGGTATACCAGCAAAGGTAGGTGTCAAACCCAATTCAACGGCAGGTGCGCCTTCTGGTGTGTGCCAGATTTTCCAGTTGTGATTAGCAATACGCCAATCGATATATGCTTGAACCCATTCAGGTCCAGTCTTTTGCCAAAAATCTACGTTCTCTTTATTAGGGAATGCTTTGGTAGCACGGCCACCAACTCTAGCGAAGGTTAAATCTTTACCATCTGATTCCTTTGCCCATGCTTTATCCCAGTAGTTCTGTGCTAGTAACATTATAGGTTCTCCAAATCCCAAGCCTCAGTTGCTGAGTGAAAGGCGGAGCCACCCACAGACCACACCGAAGGTTCTTCGGGTAGGTTAAGTAATCGACCTAAGTAATACTGATATCCGCAGTCGATGAATGTTGTAAATGCTGAGTACGATATGTGCTCAGGTAATGTATATCCTTGCAGTTCTATTGCCATAGATGTATTATACACCAATCAGATTAGTTTGTCAAGGATGATGATACTTGACATATTAAAATTCAGGGTGTATAATTAAATATATAATATATAATAACTATATATAAG